ATGAATGGGATGAAGTAGGACGTTGGATGTGGGACAATCGTGACAACTTCACAGCATTGTCAGTTCTTCCATTCAGTGACCATAGTTACATTCAAGCACCATTTGAAGATATCACAGAAGAAAAATACCTTGAGTTAGTAAAGGTGTTACATAACATCAATCTTGATGATGTGGTAGAATTAGAAGATGGGACAAACCTTCAAGACCAAGCAGCATGTGCTGCCGGAGCGTGTGAAATCATATGATACATGTAACACGGTTTTCTGCTAGTTGGTGTGGTCCATGTAAAATGCTAGCTCCTGTTTTCCAGGAGCTAGCCACCACCATGCCTGATGTGAAATTCATCACAGTTGATGTTGAAGAAAAGCCATTAGTTGCTGAATTATATCAAATTCGTTCCGTGCCTACAGTGATTATTGAAAAAGACAATGTTACTGTGGAAAAGTTTGTAGGGGTTCAATCAAAACAAAAGTATATTGATGCCATTAAAAATGTTACCGGAGATGTTGCATGACAGATCCATGTTATCCTAATTTTGGTGATGACTACTCCTTTATATTTAATAACGCTAATTATTTTGAAGATTTTATAGTAGGATATCGACAAGAAGCTGGATGTACCAACCATAGTTCCATTCGACATTTTCTGGTCTGGATGAGAGGGAGAAAAACTTTCTATACTGCTGCCGGAGTTCCTCTCTATAATCTAGAGAACTCCGGTGACATGACCTACAAGAATGATGCTGGTACAATAACCATGACATTATCACCACAAGGTGATATCTATCATGCAAGACATATGACCACGGATGGCAATACGTTGATGAAAGGAAAATTAAATGTTCGGGATGTAACAACATTTGAAATTCCTCACCCCACAGCTCCTGGTACTTTTTTAAACCACGGAGCATTACAAAGCCGTGAGCACGCATTATATGTGCGGGGCACAAGTAACAGCGCAACAATTACTTTACCTTCAACATGGACACAATTGGTTGAAAGTAGTTCTGTAACAGCGCATATTACACCCGCATCATTAGTTCCAGCACCGGTTCCAACAGTTGATACTTATCTTGCTGTACCAACAGTTCTCAGTGCTTCTAATATATCCGTGTCAGTGTATAACCCATATAGTTTAATGTATCATTATTTAATAATTGGAAAAAGAAAGGATGTGCCCGATGCATAAAGTTTGTGTATGTTTAGATTGTGAGGCTGAATTCACAATTCGCCATGATATGGGTGATGACCATTATCAAGTAACGTATTGTCCATTTTGTGGTGAAGAATTGGATGTTGAGGAAGAATATGATTTTGATGATGAGGAAGAAGAATAAATAATTCTGTACCTTTACAGGATTATGTCATGTGGCTTTATGAAAATGTGGAGTTTCTTGAAGTTCCAAAAAATGTCATTGGATTTGTGTATAAGATTACGAACACCTTGACCGGGCGGCAATACATTGGAAAAAAATTATTTACAGCTGCCGGAAGAAAACAGGTCAAAGGAAAACGAAAACGAATTCGTGTCGAATCCAATTGGCGAGAGTATTTCGGAAGTAACAAAGAATTGTTACATGATGTTACTACCTTCGGACCAGAAAATTTCCAACGTGAAATTCTGCATCTTTGTACGACTAAAGGACAATGTAGTTATTATGAAGCCAAACTTCAATTTGAACATGGTGTGTTAGAGCAACCTGATAAGTTTTATAATGACTGGATCATGTGTAAAATACACCGTAAACATTTAAAACTATGACTATTATCACTTTACTTTCAGCATTTTTCATTAGTAGTATTGCCGCCTGGTTTTCTGTAGCTGGGTTGGTTGCTGTATTTCCTGGTTCACCTATCGCTATTAGTTTAATGGGTGCTGCTTTGGAACTAGGTAAGCTCGTGGCAGCATCTTGGATTTATCGTTTCTGGGATTCTGCTAATAAATTGATGCGTGTGTATTTTGTTACCGCCATCATCATGTTGAGTTTCATCACCAGTATTGGTATCTTTGGATACCTAACAAAATCTTATGCAGAAGGCACACAAGATTTGGGAAATAATTCCGAACAAATTGTGTTGCTAGATAATCAAATAGAACAAGAACAACTGATTGTGGATGATGCAAGAAAAACCATTCAACAAATGGATGTTGCCATCTCATCATTATCTAACACCGAACGAAGTGCTGAACGCGCCGTTCGCTTGCGTGCAACACAAAGAACTGAGCGAGTTTCATTAAATGAAACTATACGCAATGGTAATAAAAATATTTCAGAATTGCGGGCGGAGAAGGCGAAATTAAATGCGGGTCAAAGAACATTAGAAACGGAAGTGGGTCCTATTAAATATGTGGCTCAAATGGTATATTCTAGTGATGATGCCACGACCATTGATAAAGCCGTACGGTTATTAACGTTAATGCTAATTTTCGTGTTTGATCCGCTAGCCATTCTATTAGTCATCGCCGCCAACATGACAGCTAAATTGAATCGGGAAGAAAATAAAAAGGTGAAATTAGAACCCACTAAGAATTTTGTGGAATCTGTTAAAAACAATGTCACCGAAATGAATGATGATTGGAACCCAGGATCCTGGTTTAAAATGGTGAAAAAGCCTAAAACTCCCCCAGGAACGATGTCGTAAGTCGTTGATTTATAAGCACTTACGTGGGACTTGACAAATGACTCCTAATGTGTTATATTTAAGTATACTCTAACACATGGAGGCTGTATGAACGACCTAGATAATGTTTCACGCGAAGGGATTCGCAACATTCTGCGCAGCTCAGTTATTGATGTACACTTCACCAAGAAGGATGGCACTGCCCGGGTGATGAAGTGTACGTTGAACGAGGAGTTTATTCCTCAGCGTGAAAATTCAGAAAATGCTCGCAAGTCCAATCCAGATGTTTGCCCGGTCTGGGACATGGAGAATCAGGCTTGGCGTTCGTTCCGCTGGGATTCCATCACTAAAATCGAGATTTAATCATGACTCTACATACTGTTCTTCCTCCTGCGTCTGACGCTAAGTTTATCGGTGATGAACCGTCGTGGCTTGACATGGATGTGGCTGATGACCAGTACAACAAGGAAATGCTTCGTGGCTTGAACTGGCATAATTATTGTGCCGGCGATAAGGATTATGTGAAATATCTGGAAGCCTGGATCAAGCAGCATCGTCCTAAAACCGCGAAGCAGGACATTGCCACATGGCGTGATTGTTCTAATATCAATAAGACCATGTGCGCCGTGGCGCGTATGCACATGCAGGGATTTCCTCTTACAGACAAGGATATAACACTGCTACACAATTATGTGGGTCTGGTAACTCAGCCCGTGAAACGCTCGCGCACGGCGGCGCCTGTTGTGAATCGTCCTACCATTCAGGATCGTATTCGACAGCAGGTGGCCGGCGTGCTCTCAGATTTGGATGTTCGCGTGGATGATGCCTTCGATGGTAACGTGGCATCGGTTGAGGACATTTCAGGAGATATCCTATCTAAGGGATTCAAGGGTCCGCAGCTCAAGCTCGTTCAGGATTACCTTAATCGTAATTTGATTGAGTGGCAAGCAGCTTATGCCGGTGAGGATGAGCAACTTGCGGAAGGATATGCCTATGTGGGTAAGCGCAATTTCAAAAAGATTATTGATGCATTTTCCTCTGTTCTGGATTCCATTTCGCAACAGTCCACTCGTATCAAGGCACAGCGTATTCGTAAGCGTAAGCCTGTTGACAAGAAGAAGATGGTGAGCAAGCTCCGGTATCTCAAGGATTGGGAAGGCATCCCATCTAAGAACCCCGTGGACATCATTGGCGCGAACATGGTCTGGGTATATGATACCAAGAAGCGTCGTCTGGGTTATTACGAGGCTGAAGTGAAGGATAGTTTGTATGTGAAGGGTAACAAGATTCAGGGGTTCAAGGTGACGTGCGAGAAGATTCTTCGCAAGCCCGAGGAACAATTGACCATGGTGGCAGGCCTTCGTAAGAACCAGACGGTGAATTGGTTCGACACCATTAAGGCAAAGTGTAAGGTGATGTCTGGGCGCATGACTCTGGATACATTGATTCTTCGAATTGATTAATGAAGGATTTTCATTATCATTTTGGAATCCATAGTAATATACCAGAATGTTGTTCCAGATTTTTTCAGGGCCAGGTGGACGCCGGTGTGGAAAACATCGGCCTCACCTGTCGTCCTGAGTACATGGATCTTGACAAACATCTACACATTCGTTATGTTTTATGTGATGAATGTGCTAAAAAGGAAAAACAAGGTGTGTTGGTAGTAAATGTAGTCCATTTATGTCATCGTGACCCCAACGATGATTGCAAAAAATTCATTTAAGGAACTATATGATTATCGTAGATTATAGTCAAACAGCTATTAGTACTCTTATGGCAGAGCTTCGTGGTCGTACTGATGTGGAAATCAGCACACCATTGATTCGTCATATGATTATCAATGCATTGCGTTCATACAAGGTGAAGTA